CCTGGCTTCGTTGGCCAAATCCGTTGACGTTCGCTCTCAGTTCGAGGCGTGTGAATCTTTACCGATGATAAGATCTCGAGTCTGGTTGGAAATTCCAGCGTTCGAAATGCGTCTAGATGTTCGATGATGTCGGCGTAAATGCCTGATCTTTGCATCCATTGAACTCCTTTCGGGTCGGGTAAGATACCTTTTTCGTGAACGATTTTGTTCCAAACGTATTCACATAGCTTGTGCACTGATTCGTGTGCTCCAGAATTTGCGTATGCGATGCCTAAGACAGCTGAGGCTAATTTGTCCCAACTTCTGTGGTGCTCGGGAAACAATAAATGTTTCACTAGGTCGTCTTCAGTTCTATAGGGCATGCCGTACCGATTGAAATAACTAAGAATACTCATTCCATTGATGTGATCTTGGAATTGAGATTTCTTGTCGCTAAGCTTTGCATTAAAGTAAAACTCTGCTGTATCTCTGATCGTTGATAGTGCGGTAGGTCCGTAGATCTGATATAATATCCCACAAAGCGCGATAAGTGAATCGTCGCCTTGTACGCGAATCCAAAAATGTTCAGATTCAATGTTGATACCCATGGCTGACAAGCATGTTAGGATCATGATCGCGTTAGCGAATGAATCCATCGGTTGTGTCTGCATAAAGCCAGAAGCGAAACCATTGTAGTTCCACATCCATAGCTCGTTGTTTGGCAGTAGAATAGGAGTCTTCTTGATTGAGAAGCACATCCATTTCCATAACCGTTCGATGCGAGTAGGGTTCGTCTTTGCGTTAGGATAATAAGAGGTAGGTTGATAGACTGAAAAATCAAAATATGATCTCCAGATGTCGTGAACGACGTCTATTAACTCATGCAATAACCTCTTGTCAAATTGTGACCAATCTAAGCTTAGAAAGTTGTTGCGGGAATACTGTCCGTTGATATCTTGGACTAGTTTCTTCCATCCTCCTCGGATAATCTCTCGTCCCCAGAGAAGAAAACCTGTTTCAGGGAAGTTAAGATAGTACGCGTAAAGATTCCAGATGAACATGTTCTCGACCATAATAAGTAGTTTCGTTGCTCCGAATACTGCTCTGATTTTGTCGGGTTCGTCTTGATCTACAACATGCGCT